TATGGCCTTTTCTAAAATTGCTATTAATCAAGAAACTTTATTATTCTTAGAAAAGATGAATGTTGATTTAGTTGAGGGTGCATTTAGTGAAGTTGCACAAAGAGCTAAAACTCAGATTAGATTAGGAGTATTAGAAGGAGAAGGTATTAATGAAATTGCTAGAAGATTAGATACTATGAAGGGTAGTGTTGAACAAATTTATAAAAATAGATCTATTACTATTGCTCGTTCTGAGGTAATGCGTGCTGTTTCTTTAGGTAATTTAGAATCATATAGATATTCTGGTGTAGTCAAAAAAGTTCAGGTGTTAATAGGTAAAGACCCTGATGGGACATGTTCTACTGCTTATGGTGGGGTTCCAGGTGGGGTAAGTAAAGAATGGAGTCTTAATGAAGTACCACCAGTTCCAAACCATCCTAATTGTACATGTTGTTATTTACCTGTGATAAACTAGTAAGGAAAGATTTTTAAACTTCAATTCGTGCTATTATTCTATGGCACCACCTAAGGGATTTATTCCCCATAATAAAAAAGAAATTGATTTAGATTTAATGAAAAAATTATACTTTGAAAGGTTATGGGATTATAAGAAGATTGCTAAACATTTTGGGTTTAAATCTCCTTCTGCAATTCATGATAGGTTTAAGAAATTAGGATTAAAAGCAAGAGACAATACTGACTTAAAACTTGGTTTTAAATTTTCCAAAGGATCACTTAAGAAAATGAGTGAAGCACGCAAGGGTAAAAAACGTTCTAAACAATTTTGTGAGAATGCATCTAAGAGGGTTTCTGGAAAGAAGAATCCCATGTATGGTAAAAGGGCTCATAATTATAAAGGAGGATATATTAATAAAAGTGGATATAAGATTATTTATATTGATGGAATGAGGTTTTTAGAACAAAGATATGTTTGGATGTTGAAATTTGGAAAAATCACAAAAGGACAGGAAGTGCATCATATAAATTTTAATAAATTAGATAATCGAATTGAGAATTTAATATTAATGAAAAAAAGCGAGCATATCAAATTACATAATAAGAGGAGAAAGAATAAAAATGCAGTTAGCTAAACCTACTCATTGTCCAAAATGTAAGCTACCAGCTAAGAAAGTTAAGCTTACTGAGTATGGAGAATGGGAAATTACTTGTGTTGAATGTGGAAATATTTACATTTAAGAGTAATAAATTGTTACGTTCGTGTAACAACAACTTTAAATAATAGTTCTAATATCCATTTTTATTAAGATGCCTAATTCAATTAGTAATACGTTGGACAAAACTAAGTTCAATCTATATTTCTCTTTACAAAAATCATTCAATAAAGATATGGATGAGATTATTAAGGATGTTAAAATATCAAAAGAGATTCCAAAATTCTTAAAGGATTTGGATTTAGAAAGAGGGATTTATTCTTATGGTATTGCATCTACAGATGAAATAGATATTGAGGGAGAAAGAGTTATTATCCAAGATAATTTAATTAATGGTTTAACAAATCCACCTTATAATAAAATATTCTTATCACACGATCACGAAGCTATTGCATCCGGTGTTATTAAATTTGCAGGAAGAATACCAGAGATGGATAATGAGTTTTATATTGTTGAAAGAATAAACGAAGCACATCCAATGTTTAAAAATATTGTTGGTTCAATGGCTAATGGTAATTTAGATTCTTATTCTGTTTGTGGTAGGGCATCTGATTGGGAAATTGGAAAGGATGGTGAGAAAATAAGAAGAGTTAGTGAACTTACAGAAGTAAGTAGAACATCTTATCCTGGTAATGCAGGTGCTGGCATTCAAGGTACATTCTTTGTTAAAACAAAACAAGGCGGATATTCGATAAACAAAAATCTGGAGGTAAATCAGATGAATGATGAATTAAAATCTTTTGTAACTGAGGCTATTGAAAAAGCAATATCACCTATTTTAGAAAAGATTAATGTATTAGAAGTTTTTAAGAAAGACTTAGATGATAAAAAAGTAGAGGATGATCCTAAGGATCCTTCAGCTGAAGGCAAGGATACTGAAGGGTCTGTCAAAGATAAAGAAGAATCAGAAACACCTAAGGAGGAGTCTGAAGAACAGCCATCTGAAGAAATACAGAAGATGATAGACAAGAAGGTAGAGGAGAAATTTCAAAAAATGAATGATACTCTTAAACCAAGAAAGTCTGCTGTTAAAAAAGAAGAACCCTTTGAGAAGAGCAAGAAAGACGAAAATGTTATATTGCCATTCTTAAATTCAAGTAGAAGGGACTTGTACGATGGAGGTGCAAAATGAATTTAGATAGATTCAGACATCCAGTAGGTAGACAATACTATGATGCTATTGAAAAAGTTGCTAAGGGTGAAGTTTTAGGTGAAGAAGATAACTTCTTTGTTAAAGGACTTACATCAGGTAGTGCTAGTAGTGGTGCAGAGTTTATTCCAGAAGGTTATAGTGCAAAGATAATCTGGGAACTTTATGAAAATAATTGGGCAAGACAGTTGTTTGGTACTTGGGTTGTTACTCAAGGACTTAAAGAGAATATTCCAAAGTTTTCTACAAAGTTAGCAGAAGCTAGTGCTATTAGTAGTCCTGTTGATGCATTACCAAGTGAACTAACATCAACAACATCTATAGAAAAAGCAACTATTACTACAACTGAAGTAGAGTTGGAATTGAAAACATTTGCTATTAGATTAGAAGTCCAAAATAAGTTTATCTCTTATAATGTAAACCCACAAATAGAAAGTCTATTGAGGGAAGAAATTGCAAGAGCTATGTCTGAAATGGAAGAAGATCTGATTGTTAATGGAGATACTGAATCATCTTCTGCAAGCAATATTAACTACACCTATAATAGCAGTTCAAATATTCATGGTGTAAATACTGCAACAGGAGATAATGAACATCTATTATTGTTTGATGGTTTGAGAAAATCTGCAACAGGTACAGCAGTTACTAATGCAGGAGCAGCTTATGCAGCAGTTGATTTCACAGAAGCTATTAAGAGCTTAGGTGTATTTGCTAGACATGGTAGAGATAAAATAGTTTTATTGGTTAATCCAGATTTGTATGCTAACATGCTTACATGGGATGAAATCGAAACTATGGAAAAGTATTCCGGCAATGCAACAATAGTTACTGGGGAAGTCTTTAGAATATATGGTATAAGAGTTATCTTAACTGATAAATTACCATGTACTGAAAGGGCAACACTATCTGCAGCTTCAGGATTAAGAGAAGCAAGTGCTAATAGCTATCATGAATGGATGATGTTGTACACAGATACAGTAATATTAGGTGTGCCAAACAAACCAGATAGGACATTCAATATTAAGAAGAAAGAATGGCCAGAATATGATAGAATAGACTTAATAGCTATTGAGGACTTTGGTTTAGCAATTAAGTGGCCTACAGCTATTGTAAAAGGATATTACGGGATTTAGAATCCCATTTTTGTTTTATTTTATAATGATGAAAAATCAACGAGGTGAAATATAATGGCAGAAAAGATGATACACTTAACTTTGAAAAAAGAATCTCATGGGAACGTAAATGCTGTAATGGCACCAATTCCTAGTAGAGTACAGAGGACTAGATTCCAAAAAGGATTCATAACTTCTATACCTCAAGAGGTTTATGATAAACAAGTTAAGGGTACAGATATGGAAGCTTGGTTCGATATTATTTCTGAATCTAAGCATAAGGAAATCGATGCTAAGTTTGGTGTTAAAGCTAAGAAGGAGCTGGAAGAAAAACCACTCCATTCTGAAACACCACAAGATGTACAATCTCATGAAGTAGATCCTGTTAAGCAAAGAGTTTATGATCAGTTAGTAAGTGAAGGGGTAGATAAGGAAGAAGCTTTTACTAAGGCCTTTGGAAAGAAAGATAGTTTTTCAAGACACATTAAACTAAAAGAAGATAGTAATCTTGATGTTAATAAGGATGGCAAAGTAGATATGAGAGATGTTATTCAAGTTGCTAAAGGAGTGATGAAAAAAGAATGAGTCCAGTACCATTACAAAGCTACCCAATAGGAGGGAAGGTTTATGACCAAAACCAACAACCTATTAGTGGAGTAACTGTTTCTTTAATTAATACTACAACTCAAGAAGAATTAGGATCAGCAGATCAAGCAACAACTAATGTTAATGGGGAGTATATAGTTAATCTTGAAAATTTAAACACATATACTGATGGAGATTCTTATGAAATTTTTAGTACAAAGAATGGTTATGAAAAAGGTATTATGTCTAGGGTTACTGGAACCGTAGATCTTGATAAGGGTGGAGAAAGCGATAAGGATATGTATTTAGAAACTAAAGATTATAAGGTTATAGGCTCTGTAAGGGACTTCTTTAATCTATCAAGAAAGAAACAAACATTTATGGTTTGGGTTAATGCAAAAACTCTTTCAGGAAGTGCAGAAGTTTTAGTATCAGGTGGAGGGGGTAGAGGAAGAGGATATACTACAAGTGGTAATCCTGTTATTAATTTAGAATCATCACAAGTTGTTTATGTTGAACAAATATCTATGAAATTATCTACAGCTAGTGATAATGTTACATTAGAAATTGTTAAATGTGCTAGTGCAGATGGTGCAGGAACTGCAACTGCTGTAAGTCCAATGTATTATATTGAAACTGGTACAGTTGCTCAAGATAGACCATATACTATAAAATTTGCAAATCCGATAAGGGTAGAATATGCTGCAGATGGAGCATTATCTATTGGAATGAAAGTTAATGGAAATGATGGTAGTGCAATATTATACTCATCTATGGAAGGATATTTACTGGAGGAATAAAAGACGATGAAATTCAAAATATTTACAATGTTGGGAATACTTTTACTAGCAGGATTAGTTTTTGCTGGATCTGGAGATACAGTCGATATTCCTGATGTAACATTAGTTTATCCTACACAATTATCAACTGTAGAACCAACACAACCAGTTGGTACAACAACAGCACTTTTAAGCTTTATTTGTTCAGATGAAATCCCAAGTAATGATTTAGATTCTCATCAAGTAAATACTACATTATATTATAATGTTACTGAGAATATAAACCATACTGTCTTTAATGATACCCAAGTAAATTTAGATATGATTGAAATTGAAACTGTTGCAATAGGTAATGGTACTTCAAACACCACTACATTTACACCTATATTATTAACTGGTGAAGAATATGTGACCTGGAATTGTTTAGTATGTAATTATGATGGAAATTGTAGTTGGGCTGCAACTAATTATTCATTCATTTTAGATGTAAATCATGATGCAACAGGTGGAAGTGCATTAGTATCTTATCCAACTACTTCTTCAG